TCTTGTGCGGACGTGTGAGTCCAAAAGGAGGCTCGTCAGACCAATTACTCTCTTATTATGGCTTAAACAATAAGCACAGATACATTGCAGTTTGTACTGCTTTTGTACTGTAAATCTATTATAGCAAAGGAGATTCTGATGCGTAAATTCTGGAACTTTACGTCTGAAAATAGCGAGCGGATTCTGCGTTTAGACGGTGCTATTTCCGAGGAGACATGGTGGGGTGATGAGGTCACTCCCGCCGCATTCAGAGCGGATTTGCAGTCGGGGACTGGCGACATAACTGTGTGGATAAATTCTCCGGGCGGTGATGTATTTGCAGCTGCACAAATTTACAATATGCTCAAGGAATATCCCGCAAAAGTTACCGTCAAAATTGACGGATTAGCGGCTTCGGCGGCGAGCGTAATTGCGATGGCGGGTGATAAAATTCTGATGTCTCCTGTGTCGTATTTGGTGATTCACAATCCCGCAACAATCGCAATCGGTGACGGTGAGGAAATGCTCCGTGCGAAGGCGATGCTTGACGAAATTAAAGAGGGAATTATTAACGCTTACGAGGCGAAAACCAAGCTGTGTCGTGACCAGATTTCACGCATGATGACTGAAGAAACCACGTTTAACGCAAAGTCGGCTGTGGTGTATGGATTCGCCGATGGCATTCTTTATGACGGCGAATTTAACGGCGAGGCGGTTGCGTTTAGTCGTGCAAAAGTGACCAATTCTTTAGTCGGAAAATTACCGAAAATGTCGCACGAAAATGTCGGTAAAATCTATAATTCTGAACGGTTGAAATTACTAAAACCGAATATCTTAAAAAGGAGGATTCAAGGCGATGGATAGGATTCTGAAACTTCGCAACGAGTGCGAACAAAAGTGGGAGGCGGCGATGGCTTTTCTCGAAAATCACCGTGACGACAACGACCGACTTTCCCCCGAAAACGGCGATGTTTTCGACAAAATGGAGGCTGAGGTGACGGCTCTGAACAAGGAAATCGAGCGGTTGGAGCGGGTTGAAATTGTTAATCGCAATTTCCAAAAACCCACAACTTCTGCGATTGTTGAACAGCCGCAAATCCAGTCACTGAGCGGGAAAGGCTCTAACGAATATTCCAATCAATTTTGGAATTATATCCGTGGAGTGCGGAACGATTTGTCGGTCGGTGAGGAGTCAAAAGGTGGATATCTTGTTCCCGATGAATTTCACCGTCAGCTTGTGCAATCGCTTGAGGAACACAACGTCATGCGGAAGATTTCTCGTGTAATCAGCACGGCAAGTGGCGAGTTACAAATCCCGATTGTAGCCTCGGACGGAACTGCCGCATGGCTCACCGAGGCGAGCGGAATTCCCGCTTCAGATGTGGAATTTGGGCAGGTCATGCTCGGTGCGTATAAACTCGGAACTATGATTCGAGTTTCGCAAGAATTACTCGATGACAGTGCTTTTTCAATCGATGCTTTTATCGCAAAAGACTTCGGACGGCGAATCGGTGTCCTTGAAGAAGAGGCGTTTGTTGTCGGCGATGGCAACAAAAAACCTACGGGAGTTTTGACGGATGCACAAACCGTCAAAGCGGCTTCGGCAGTGGATTTGACGTTCGATGATGTCATGAATTTAGTCCACCAATTAAAGCCACCGTATCGCAATCAAGCGGTGTTTCTCGTCAACGATTCCACGGTAAAATTGCTCCGTCAAATTAAGGACAAAAACGGGCAATATTTATGGCAAGAATCGCTGATGGGAGCGACTCCGAATAAGCTTTTGGGGTATCCCGTTTATGTGTCTCGGTTCATGCCGACAATCGCTGAAAATGCGAAAGTTTTGGCATTCGGTGACTTCGATTATTACTGGATTGGCGACAGAAAAGGTCGTACTTTTAAGCGGTTGGATGAGCTTTTCCAAGTGCATGACCAAGTCGGTTTCAAGGCGACTCAGCGGGTGGATGGAAAGCTGATTTTGTCAGAAGCCGTGCAGGTTTTGCAGATGGATTCTGCGTGATTTTATGGAAGATTTATTACGCAAAGTCAAGCTGAATTTAATTTTGGAACACTCCAAAGATGACGAACTTTTGCGGCATTTTATTTCTGCAGCGATAACCTACGCTGAAGTGTTCCAAAATGCGGCTGTCGGAACGTATCTCGAAAGCGGAATGCCTCCGACTACTGAACAGGCTGTAATCATGATGGCAAGCCACTTTTACGAATCCCGAGACGGCAGTACAGGCGGGTTTTATTCGGACAGCGTTGCGGCGGGTCAGCAAGTGCGAAATGCGATTGACTCGTTGTTGATGTTGGATGTTACGTGGAAATTCTGAGGTGCTTTATGAGTCTTGGTAAAATGAACACTTTCATTGATATTGTTCAGACTGATTTATCGAAAGACGAATCGGGATTTGCAATCTACAACGACACAATTCTCGCCTCGGTTCGTGCCTACAAAGAAGAACGTCACGGCACGAAAATATGGGCAAATCGTGCGGCTTTTTCTACCGCAACTTGTCTGTTCAAATTCCGTATAATTCCAAGCGTTGAGGTCACTCCGAAACTGCAAATTATATGCAACAAAAAACGCTATAAAATCATCTCCGCAGAAGATGTTCGTGGGCGGGGAATGTACATCGAATGTCTATGCGAAATAATGGAGGCGAGTAAAAATGGCAAAGGCAACATATAAACTTCCCGATGATTTTTTAGACTCGCTTTCCCGCTTGGAAAGTCGAACTGACGAGATTATTCCGAAAGTCCTCAAAGCGGGTGGTGAAGTGGTTTTGTCAAAGGTGAGGAGTAATCTAAATTCTGTCTTGTCGGGGAAGTCTACAGGGCAGTTGGAACGCTCGCTTGGACTGACTCCTGCACGGTTAGACAATAAGGGGAACTTCAATGTAAAAATCGGATTTGGGGAAAATCGCAGTGACGGAAAGTCGAATGCGATGCTCGCAAATGTCCTCGAATACGGCAAACATAATCAGCCACCACGACCGTTTATGAAACCCGCTAAGTCAGCGTGTAGAGCGGCTTGTATTGAGGCGATGAAACAGAAAATGGAGGATGAAATCAGCCGTGATTTTGACTGAGTTGAACTCGCTAATTTCCAAGTTGGGTGTGCCAGTCGAGACTGGTATATTTTCGGATACCGCTCCTGCGGAGTACGTTGTAATCACTCCGTTGTCGGACAATTTTGAATTATATTCCGACAATTTCCCCGATTATGAAACGCAAGAAGTGAGGCTTTCTATTTTCTCAAATGGGAATTATTTGGAGTTGAAATCTCGAATAATAAAAGCGTTATTAACCGCAGAATTTACCATCACTGAACGGCGATATGTCGGTCACGAGGATGACACAAATTATCATCATTATTCCATTGATGTTACGAAAATTTATAAGATTTAAGGGGGAATTCCCACATTAAAATAACAGCTTTTTTGTTTGGAAAACGCACCTTAAATGCAATAAAACTTTGAGAGGAAAAGTGTGAAAATATGGCAACAATCGGCATGGATAAGCTATTTTATGCGAAAATTACCGAGGACTCGGACGGATTTGAAACCTACGGAGTACCCATCCCGCTTGCGAAGGCAATCAAGGCGGATTTGTCCATCGAACTCGCCGAGGCTACGCTCTACGCTGATGACGGAGCGTCCTCCGTGATTAAGGATTTCAAGTCGGGGAAATTGTCGCTCGGAGTCGAGGATATCGGGGTCAAAGCCGCTCAAGACTTGACGGGGGCGGTTGTCGACAGCAACGGTGTTTTAATCTCGGCGAGCGAAAACGATGCAGAGCCTGTGGCGGTCGGTTTCCGTGCGTTGAAACCCGATAACCGCTATCGATATTTTTGGATGTATCGGGTAAAATTCGGCACTCCCGCCACGAATTTACAGACCAAGGGCGATTCGATTACGTTCAATACTCCCACGATTGAGGGGACTGTTCTGCGGCGAAACAAGCCCGATGGATTGGAAAAACATCCGTGGAAAGCGGAAGTAACCGAGGGCGATTCTGGAGTCTCGGATGACATAATCGAACAGTGGTATAATCAAGTCTATGAGCCAGTTTACGGAGGTGGTGAATGATGGATTCTGAACGCACTGCAACAATCAAAATCGGCGGCGAGGATTACGAATTAATTCTCACCACGAAAGCGACAAAGTCAATCGCTGGGCGGTATGGTGGACTCGAAAACCTCGGTGAACGCTTGCTAAAAGCTGAGAATTTTGAACTCGCTCTTGACGAAATCGTGTGGCTTTTGACGTTGTTGGCGAATCAGTCTATTCTGATTTACAACTTGCGGAACAAAGAAAATCCTCGTGAACTGCTCACCGAAGAGGCGGTTGAATTGCTGACTTCGCCGTTGGAATTAGCCTCCTACAAATCTGCAATTACCGAGTGTATGTTCAAAGGAACGGCACGAAATGTGGTGTCGGAGGAGGACTCAAAAAACGCTCAAGCCGAGTAACTGACGGCGAAACTTTTACTCGGCTGTATTATTATGGGACTGTTCAAATGCGGATGTCGGCTGATGATTTTTGGCTGACTCCGCTTGGTTTGTTTTTGGATTTGTGGGCTTGCCATAAGCAGTTTCTTGGGATTGAGAAGGCGGGGCGAGTGTTGTCGATTGATGATGTTGTGCCGTTGTGAGACATATTATAAATCTATAATCTTAATTCGGGCAAGAATCTATTTATCAGCACAAGTGGTGAACCATATATCAAATTATCTTTCTGTCCATTTAAAATAACAAATGCTTCAAATGTGGGGCAAATTTCACCTTCAAAGAAGTGGTAATTACCCGAATGTGGACAAAACATCATCAAATCTTTCTCACTAAAATCTTCGCCAACAGTAATTCTACTACTTCCCATATCGGTAAAAAATTTCGTAGAGCAAGCCAGTGACAATTGTACATTTTCTACATCTGTATTTAATTCAACAATTTTACCAACTTCTTTTAATCGGTTTTTTGTTAACTCCTCAGTGTCAAAGCGTTGGTGTAAATTAGCCTCCTCATTCTCTTTATTAACGAAGTCATCACTTAAGAATTTCTTGTCCCACATACTACATCTAAACTCGCTTTTTATTGAATATAATAATATGTTTTCTTTGAAATCATTTTTAACAATGGCATCATTTAAATCCCTAATTAAATTATTTTTTTTACAGTAATTCAATAAAACCCCTAATTTTTGAATGTGATTAAAAGTTCCTTCAGTGGTTCTTTGACTGCTCCTTTTGCCATTAACGGACGCTGTTGCATTTATTAATTGTTGTAGCAAAGCAGAACTTCCTACACCAATGTTACCTTCATAACCAATTGATTTTTGTTGTTGAATCCTATTAGTATCAAATTCAGTTATTTGCGAATATAGGTTATCAACTTTTGAATGAGACAGGTAGCAAATAAAGCCTAAAATGTCAGTGTTTTTTATATTATTCCTACGTTTCCACATTTTTATCACTCCCTAATTTAAGTTATACCCCCTAACAAGTATCAGCAACACTCATTCTACCACAAATTTCATCAAATGTCAACAGTTTTCACGAAAATTTTTAACAAATCTTTAGAAAAGGGAGAACCGCACAAATGTCAGACTTCGGATTACGCATCGGCATCGAGGGTGAACGTGACTTCAAAGCGGCTCTCCGTGAGATAAATCAGTCATTCAAGGTACTCGGGAGCGAGATGCAATTAGTCACTTCGCAATTCGACAAGAACGACAAAAGCGTTCAGTCGCTGACTTCGAGAAACGCTGTCCTCCGCAAGGAAATCGACACGCAGAAAGACAAAATCGACACGCTCAAATCCGCTCTGGATAATGCTTCCACGAGTTTCGGCGAGAACGATTCCCGCACGAAAAACTGGCAGATTCAACTCAACAAAGCACAGGCTGAACTCAACGGCATGGAGCGGGAATTAAAGGACAACGAGAAGGCTCTCGACAATGTTGGGGGCGAGATGGCGGACACGGGCAAGGAGACA